AAGTACCGTACAACATTGCATTGACCTATTACATCAACACGGCGGACAGTCCGCAGGCAACGACGATCCAGACCGCAGTAATGACAGCGGTTGAGAACTACGAGTCATGGCAGCGCAAGATCGGGCGTGACGTCACACCGTCCAAGCTCATTCAGCTCGTGATGGAGTCAGGCGCAAAACGTGTCGCAGTTACTGCTCCGGCACATACAGTCGTTACGCCGTATATGATAGCCAAGGCGAATAAGGTGACTGTAACCTACGGAGGTCTGGAAGATGATTAAGCTATACGATGCAACGCTTGCGAACGCGCTGCCCGAGGTGCTGTCTGAACAGCCGTGGGGCAGAGGCTTTGCAGCAGCCGTTCAGCGACAGCAAAGGCAGCTGCTCAATCTGGCGCGGCGTATCTCGCTGTATGCCGCAGTGGACGATATGCCCGAAGCCGTTCTGGACGTTATGGCAGCGGACTTGCGCGTACCGCGGTATCTGGTCGGCTATCCGCTGGCAACCAAGCGGACACTGATCCGCGGTGCGTTGACGTACTGGTCGCAGGCAGGCACTAAGGCTGCCGTAGAGTCGCTTTGCTGCGATATTTTCGGTGACGCGACCGTATCTGAATGGTACGAGTATGGCGGAAAAGCCGGTTATTTCAAGGTCACAACGACGAATTCGGCAGTTACAGAGCAGAATGTCGCGGAATTTCGAGCGGCCGTCGAAGCAGTAAAACGACTGTCTGCGTGGCTTGAGGGCGTGGAGCTGGTACTCTCTACGCCGGATTTTGTCGCGGCAGTAGGTTTTACCGTGCAGATATGCGACAGCCTGCACCTGAAAATGTAGAAAGAAGGGGATAGACATGAGCTTTACTGCACCTAAATTCACTAACGCTGGCCGTCAGCTCCAGACGCGCGTGATTGCCGGTGATACGCTGACCTTCACGACCATCAAACTCGGCGACGGCACGATGACCACCGAGCCGATCGCGGCGTTGACCGACCTGATCCACGGCATTATCACGCTGCCGGTGCATGAGGTGCGCCGTAATGCTGATTATGCAGATGTGACAGGTGTTTTCCAGAACGCTGGATTATCGAGCGGTTTTTACTGGCGTGAGATCGGAATTTTTGCAGCTGATCCGGATTATCCGAACGACCGCAGTCACGATATCCTGTACTGCTACCAGAACGCGGCCGAGCTGGCGGAGTATATTCCGTCGGCGTCCTCTGCGGTAATCGAGAAGATCATCCGTGTAGCGTGCGTCGTCGGTGACGCGGAGAATGTCACGGTGGGTCTGGCGTCGCAGGCGTATGCCAAGGCCGAGGACCTGCAGGCACTGGAAGAACAGTATAGCAAGGATGTCGAGCGTATCGACAACGCGCTGGATGCTGTCGACCCGACCAAGATCACCACCAAGGCCGAACCGGCCGACGGTGACGGCGTGATGATCGCGGACAGCGAGGACGGCGGCAAGGCTAAGCGGCTGCTGTGGTCGAGCGTTAAGACGGCGCTCGGCAAGCTGTTCGTACCGCTGGCGAGAAAGATCAACGGGAAAGCGCTGAGCGCGGACGTCACGCTGACGGGCGAGAATATCGCGGTCTCCACCACGGACTCCACTCCGATTTCTGGTGCGGTAAAATACCGCACAAACCCCAATTTGCTCGACAACTGGTACTTCGGCAGACCGGTGAACCAGAGAGGGCAGACGGAGTATACGGAAGCTGGTAAGTACGTCATTGACAGGTGGTGGCTGCAATTGGATACGTCACTTAGTATTGTCGATGGTGGTGTCAAAATAAGCGGCAAATGGGACATAGAACATTTTTTTGAAAACACTTTACCAAATGCAACATATACATTATCTATGCTGTATAAGGATAAAACTGGAACTGATGACTTGCGCTTTATTGTTGGAAATCGTTCAGATGGCGACATCAAAGGAGTGAACACCAAAAATGCAAGCGGTCTTTTGAGTTTTACAGTAACATCCGATATTATCAATAAATTTATTATTGGTTTTGCTGGTAGCACAGACAACTCCGTTACCCTCCTCGCCACCAAGCTCGAACTTGGCGACACGCAGACCCTTGCGCACAAGGAAAACGGCGTTTGGGTTCTGAACGAAATCCCGGATTTTGGGGAGCAGCTGAGGAGGTGTCAGAGGTATGCGGTTGACGACAATTATCACACTACTGTTGGACAACTCAATTATGATGGAGATACATACTATATTTCTGTCCAGCTCCCTTGTGTAATGAGAACAACACCTGTTATTACTCTGAAAGAAATATCTGCAATTGGCTGGGGTGTACTTCCTATCTCTAATGCTGAAATTACTTGGCGTGACGCCAATGGTTTTTTTGTTGCCATCAAGGATTTGTCAAGCATGAACAGTTTTATCGGAAAAGCCTGCTCTGTGACATATTTCGCATCCGCCGACCTATAAGGAGGTGACACACCATGCAAACCCCAAAATCCCGTGTATACGTCCTCTGCGACAGTGAAAGCTGTATTTTGCGTTTGGAGGGAGAGTATTCCCTCCCGGCTGATCTTACCGGATGGACGAAAATTGATGAAGGCAGCGGCGATAGATTTTCGCTCGCGCAGAGCCATTATCTCGATAAGCCGCTCTATGACGGCGCTGTTCTGCGCTACAAACTCGTAGACGGAAAGGTTGTCGAGCGCACTGCCGAGGAAATCGAGGCGGATAAGGCGAAACTGCCGAAGCCGGTTATCACGAAAACCAACGCAGAACTGGAAAGCGAGAACGCAAAGCTCAAGCAGCAGATTTCCGCTCTTGCCGACCAGCAATCCTTTTATGAGGACTGCATTGCAGAAATGGCGCAAGTCGTTTATGCGTAAGGTAATCAACAATATTCGAGAACGTTTTGAAAGGATGTTTTTAATGATGGCAATGTTATTTGCACAGCGTGTAATTCTGGGTAAGTGTGAGTTTGAGCAGGTGCCGAAGAAGCTCCAGAAGCAGGTAGCGGAAATCCTGGTTGACGAATGCGGTATGCCGGAGCTTGTACCGGCGGAGTTTGGCGGTACCAAGGATGCATAAAAACACAAAAACCGCCTGAAAAGGCGGTTCATTGACAGGGTTCGGCAGCGTATGCTATAATACAAACGGACGCTGTTACATATGGCGGTCAGACCCTCTTTTCCTTTCCCGCAGTCTGCGGCAGGAAGGGGGTGGCGCGAGTGCAGAAGAAAGCATTTAGGCTTTTTGTTTGTGCGGCAGTATTGCTGTACATTTTCTGTATAAAAGCGCGATGACCGTCCGGCTGGCACCGAAACGGTCATCTTAAATAGATCGACTGCATGAGGGTCTGACTGCTGTAACAGCGTCCCTTTGGTTATATTATAGCATATGCTCCGGCTTTGTCAAGAACGACAGACCGGGGCGTTTTTGCGCCTCGAGGGAAAAGAGGTTTTATGGATAATCCGATCACTCGTGCCGAGCACGAAGAGTTTCGCCGACGGCTCGAGGAAGAAAATCGTCGGCAGGATAAGCGCATTGAGCTGCTGGAGGATAATATTCGGGAGCTGAACCAGCTGACCGCCTCGGTCAGCAAGCTGGCTACCAGTATCGAGAGCATGGTGAAAGAGCAGGAAAAGCAGGGCAGGCGGCTGGAGACGCTCGAGGACCGCGACGGCGCGATGTGGCGCAAGATCGTGGCCTACGGCGCGACGGCGCTCGTCGGTATTTTCATCGGCTATATCGCGCAGCAGCTTGGTTTGAACTGAGAAGGGAAGGCTTTTTATGAACTGGAAAATCAGAATCAAGAACCCGGTATTCTGGGTGCAGATCGCCCTCGGCGCGTTTGCAACGGCTCTGGCCTACGCCGGCCTGACCGCTGCGGACATGACCACCTGGGCGGGCGTGTGGCAGATCATCAAGGCAACGGCTGCGAATCCGTACTGCCTGTTTTTGATCGCCTGCAATGTGTGGTCGGCGTTTAATGACCCGACTACCAGCGGTTTGACGGACAGCGACAGGGCGAAGGCGTACACCGCGCCCTTGGAAAAGTGAGGTGCGCTATGACGAATATTCCGTTTCTGCAGGCTGACTCGAGCAACTTCTATTCGGGACGTGGCGGCAACAGTATCAAGTATATTGTCGTACACTATACGGCCGGTAACGGTGATACCGCCATGAATAATGCGCAGTATTTCCACAACAACAGCGGCTTGCAGGCATCGGCGCATTATTTTGTCGATGAGCACAGTGTTGTGCAGTCTGTCCGCGATACAGACGGTGCATGGCACTGCGGCGGTCCGTTGGAAAGCTCGCATCACCCGCTGCACAATATCTGTATGAACCGCAACAGCCTGGGCGTGGAGATGTGCTCGGACAAGGTAAACGGCAAGTATGTCATTACCGCTCAGACGGTAGACCACACGGTTGAGCTGGTGCGCTGGCTGATGGACAAGTACGACATCGACGTGGAT